GTTGTAGAAGAAGAATAAGTGTTGGCTACTTTGCCAACAGGTAAAGGCCCACATTGCTAAACGCATAACCCGCATAGACAATAGCCATGTGTGGGTTATCTTTCCAAAGCTGTTCACCAGCAATGTAGGCATAGATTGCCCCTGTAAGAATGATTAGCCAAGCACTCAAAATTGGCTCACGTCAACAACCTCACCACGAAACTGAATCTGATCCTCATCAAATTTATGGACGAGTTCAGGCCATAAAAGCTGACCATTGAAGAAGTTTAACACCGCAAAGCCTGATCTGTGGTTATTAGGATTTATCTCAGAATAGTTAAATTGTGGGCCATCAGTCTCAGCCAATGTTCCGGTATCAATACCATAGCGAACACCGTTATAGTCACTGAACGGGGTGACTTTCAAGGAATGCAGGTGTCCAGTAACTATTGACACACCAGCGTTAACTGTATTGTTATGTGTGGCATGGATTCCACCCTTGTAGCGGTGCTTAATGATGACTTGTTCGGTAGGCCATACTGTCCAACAGAAGTCCCAATTTGGGATATGGTCTGTCAGCTTAAAACCTTGAACTTCCTTAAATTGAGGTGCGTGTTGGGCTAATCTATTGCCAAACCGAATATCGTGGTTTCCCCATGTAAACAGGAGCTTTACATTGTGCCTCGCTGCTTTGGCTACTTCTTCTATCTCACCCAACGCACCTTGCGTAGCTTTTAACTCCTGAATGACAGAAGTCTGTGGTTGGTCAGTTACATCATGCCTCGATATAGACGACCCATCAAAGGCATCCCCGTTACATATCACCGCTTTGGGTTTAAACTCTTGGATAGCCCATAGAAGACCTTTAAACGCTGTTGTTCGTTGACCAGGTATGAAGTGAGCATCTGAGAAGACAATCACAGTGCCATCTAGCATCCCAAGTTCTATCTGTTTTAGGGGAGAAAAGGATTTGGGTCTATTCTTATCGTATTGAGCACCACGATGGTCACTTGCGTTAAGTGCCATGTTGTATTCCTTTTCAATCCACCTTCTGCGTGAATGAACGGCTCTAGTGCTTATTGCAAGGTGTTCAGCTAGTCTTTGGGCAGATTGGAATTGACCCCATAGTTGGATAAATTCTGTGTCGCTACACGTTTCGTTATAACTGCCCATTGGAGTCCCTTGAAAGTAACTTTTCTAGCAGATTGATAACCCTGTGCTCTTGCATATCAATCTCATCCTGAGATGACTTAGGCTCTTGGGCTACAGTTACAAGATCATGCAAAAACACATGAAGTAACTCATGCAAAGCAGTCTGATCTAAAGATTCTGGCGTGATTTTCTCAGAACCAAAGTCACCCAATCTGTAAGTTGCCAATCGAGCCGAAGTATTAAATTCAACAGAAGCCATTGCTGACTTTGCAGGTTTTATACCTTTCTCAATTCTCCAATCACCAAGACTAAGCACTTGCTGCCACTTTCTGACACTTTGTGCAAACAACTTAGCGTCTTCAATGGTTGGAATATTTTGCATGATTTTTACATGAAGTTACATTCAGATTTTCTACGCTTATCAAGGCCAGCAAGCACTTTCCCGCCAGCTTTATTCCACTTCTTTAACTCTTCTTTAGCACCTTCCCAATCTTGGGCATTTATTTTTCTTTTTAAAGTACTTGTCTGTAACCTGCCAATTCCGAGGTTATAGCAGAAATCAACTACAGCATTAAGTCTTTTGTTATCTGTTGCAAGAATCGGACAGTTTCTTAACGTGCCAGGCAAATAAGTATGCTGAAGCTCATACATTAGCAGTGCCGATGCCGCAGGTTCATCCATTGGAGGATCTTGCAGGGTTACTTTGCGCCCATCGGAATAGTAAGTAGAGCCATAACCTATGGTGGCCACACCCGCAGGACAGAGATAGGGCTTACTTCTAAACCCTTCATACTGTTTACATAGTGAAGCGGCTATGTCTAAGTTCATAACCCACGCTTAGACAAAGTTCTGTCGAGAAACCAATAGTTAATAGTTCCTGACAACAAAGCAGAAAAGTCTGGTGTCATCATTGTTTTAAAGACTTCAACCGCTGGCGCACCTGCTAACCAAGCATTCCACGCAAACCACACATGGATAAATGACCAAACAAACAAAACCCAATATGTGACCACAGGACGCACGGAAGCAGAAAGTGAGGCTACCCATCCACCTGCGGCTTTAACCATCTCTGCTTGCTGTGTAATGGCGTTATTAAAGGCATCCATGACACCTACGTCAACTGCAGCTTCTCTTTGTGCGCCAATCTCAGCAAGTTTCTGTTGGCCACGTTGGGCCTCCAAGTCGCATTGAAACTTAAACATATTAAGTTCATGCGCCCGTTCATTTTTCTTATCAAGCCATTTCAAAACCTCTGGGGCCATCCTAAAGATGCCACCAAAAATAGAACCTAGTAAACCACCAGAAAGAATATCAAGCATCAGTCGCCCCTTTTACAATGTTTATCTTCATCATGAGATAGTTTTACACCAGCTAACAAACCAATAAATCCACCAATAATGGTTTGAAAAGCTGGGCTTAACAGTTTAAATATTTCAGCGTTATCAACTTCTTTAGCCCATAGGCCAAGAACAAAAGCAGTCATCATTGCAAGCACCGATAAACAAAGTGTTGCGCTGACCATCAAGGTAACAGCAAATGTAAGTTTTCCTTTTACATCTTCCATCTGAAACTCCTATGCGTACAAGTCTAATCTGCGAGTTTTAAACATTGCCAACTCTAATTGGTTGACCCTAGCCTTCTTGTTATACAGTTCTAACTCTAATTCCATTGTGGCTTTTTCAATCTTGTTTGCTTCAACCGCCTGTTTGTATTCTTCTTGAACTTTCTCAACTGCTTTATCAAAAGCAACAGTCTGAATATCATGCTTTGCTTGAACTAATGGATACCACTTGTCCAAGGTAATCATTTTTTTTCCCTTTCAAGTGCGTTCTTATAAGCAATAATTACTTTATGTCTTAACTCTGCACTATCAGCAGCACCCGCCCATTCTGATAAATTATTCCAAATTACAACCATGTCGGTACTTTTGCATAAGTACTGATGATTTGTAAGCCAAGCAGACATTTGCTGATGACGATCTGAAGGGTTATGAATTGTGTAAGCTATCCCATAAAACTCCCGCACACTGCAAAGATCTTTGCCTGTGGAGTGAAGTGAGAGGATTAATACAATGCTTATTAGCCATTTCACGGATACGCCCAAAGAATGACGTAACTACAAAAGATGACAAAAGAAGCAACACAAGCTGCAGCAATAAAAGCTACAGCCCAATCTTTCATTTTTTATTTCTCGCAGAAATATTCTTTGCTTTGGCTTTTGCGTCAGCCTTAGAAGATGCACCCCAAGCTTTCAATGACAACAACAACCTTGTGGGCTTGCCATCTTTATACTCAGGACCTGCCATGTTGCCCATACGGGCCAAGAAACTAGCCCTTCTGGGATTGTCACCAGACTTGACGGGGGCTTTAAGATTCATGCCTTCAGCTTTAGCACTGGCTCTGCCTTTAGCATTGAGGCCACCTTTTGGGTTTTTACCCTCAGATCGAGTCCATGCAAGGGATTTCATTACTTACCCTTTTTGGCAGTTTTGGCAGACTTCACAAAATCAGATTTAGTAGGTGCGCCCTTAGTGCCAGGCTTTCGCATCTTTTCTTTTGAACCTTCTTTGATACGTTCTCTCTTGTCGTGAATATTTTTGTACAAACCAGCTTTCATAAGACCTCCAATTATTTCTTAGTTAAAGTTTGCCACACTGCGCCAGCCGCCATGATCAATCCACCTATCCAAAGAATAGGCTTGGCTGCAGAAGCCACCCATCCAAGCACTCTAAAAGCCCCATCAAGGGCATTTATAGCCTCTACAAGACTTTTAGTGTTGTTGTCTATGCTATCTACCTTAGATTCAACTGTAAGCAGTCTTTCGTAGATTTGTTCGTGGGTGACTTTTTCATCCATGATTTACCTCATGTAAGCAGAAGGAGGAGCGATGCCACGGCCAGCACCAGCTTTCTCTTTTAATCTTTGTTTCTTAGCCCATTCAGTTTGGGCATAAGGGCTACCAAGCAATGCAGAGCTTTCAATTGTTTGTTGCGACACGCCAGGTGCGCCAGCTTCTCTAGGAGACAAACCTTGTTTCAATTGTGAAATCATAGGCATATAGTCTGACGCTACATCAGCACTACGAATTGCAGCTTCACCATATCTGCCTTGTTCAGCAGCTTTAGCAGCATCAGCAATACCCAACAAAAGCATAGCAGGACCACCCGCTTTAATTGCTTTGGTTACTGTATTTGCACCAGTAAGTAAGCCACCTTTTTTGCCACCAATACTTGCAGGTGTTCCAAGCTGACCATAATTTCCACCAGTTTGTGATGCTCTTAAATCAGCAAGCTCTTTACCCAAAGCAGTCTCAGGAGAAATAGCTTTGATGGCAGGATTTACTTTGCCTTCATAATTTCCATATGGTCCAACCATTTGACCTTGGTTTACTTCATCACGGATTCTCTTCATCATGTCAGAGCCGTAAGAATTAAACAGATTGTTATCGCCAGAGCCAGCACCCAAGATACCAAAACGACCTTCAGCGGCCAAAGCTTTAGCATTGTCAGGATACTGTTGAGCAAATGCTTCAGCACCTTGTCTAGCAGCAGCACTCATACCTTTTGGATATTCAATGTTGCCATTAGCATCACGATTAAATGTGGCCAATGTAGGCGCAACACCTGTAGCTTTATCAAGTTCTTTAGCAACAACAGTTTGAACCGCTTGAGCAGTATTACCAGTTGCTACACCTTCTTGAACGCTAGGCGTTATGTATGGATTAGGTCTAGGAGCAAATGGATCAGTAGGCGCAACAGGTGCATTTGCTTGTGGCATAGCAGGTGCGGTAGGCGCAACAGGTGCAACAGGCGCAGGTGCTTGTGTATATGGGCTTATTTGATAAGGATTGTTTACAGAAATCCCACCTTGATTCTTTAATGCGCCACCAATAATTGCGGCATCTTTAGGATTGGTAATTGGACCGCCCGTTAATCTTTCAGCATCAGCTAAAGGCACACCATAAGTTGTTTCAAACTGTTGAGCAAACGGGCTCATGTTCCTTTTTTCAACTGTGTCCATAGGGATATCAATTGTTCTGTCTATTGGCTGGCTACCAATTTTGCGTTGATTAATACCGCTTAATCCTAATTTTGCTTTACCAAAAGCATATCCAGCACCAGCAGTAAGAGCGGCAAGAGCAGCGGCCCCTGTAACATATCCAACAGGTGAATTAATAGCTTTTACAAAATCAAAAGGAGGCTCTTCTAAAGTTTTTTGTTTTTCTTGTTTTGCAGATTCTATAAGTTCTGTACCTTTTGCTTGCGCTTCTTTTTCAAAAGCGGCAGTTGTGTCTCTACCATCAGCAATAGGAACAATGTTAGGTACAGCAGCACCAGAGGGTGCTTTTTCTAACTTTATTTCTGCTTCAATTTCAGCATCACCATAGCCAGCAGCTTTTGCTAAAGCTCGAAATTTTTCTTCATCAAATTTAGCCATTATTGACCTCTTGCTTGTCTTCTAAGTTCTGACAGAGAAGGTGGTTTGTTGCTTGCGGGTGGTGCTACAGGAGCTGTAGCTTGACCTTGAGGTTTTGGTTTGGCAGCATTCTGTTTTGCACCACGAGCAACATATTCACTTTCAAAAATTCTAGCAATATCATTAGACCAACGATCACGAATCTCATTAAAGATAGGCTTAGAAGTGTAGGCTGCACCAATTGCGCCAGGCACTGGCAAAGTTTTTGTGTCATCGTAATGCTTGGCATTTTTATCAAAGTGATCTCTATAAGCCGCAATTTGTTCTGCGTTTTGCTTATGTTGAGCAAGTTGAACCATTGCTTGTGCTTGCGTATCAGTAAATGATGCAGCAGTTGGCAAAGAAATAAATGTTGGCTTGCCGTATTGATCAACAGCTTTATTTAACTCAGAACCTACCTCATTGCCAAATTGAATGGCAGTCTTCATTTCCTGAACCAATCTAGCTTTTTCTTGAGGAGATTTACCCGCAATAGAATCTTGAAATTTCTTAGAAGTAACAATGCTATCTAATGTTGATTGGCTATTTTGTGTGGCTTCAGAAGAAAGATTTGCAGAATCAGTTTGTTGTTTTAACAAGCCATAATCATATGAACTTCCATTGCTTTTAGAAACAAGATAGTTTCCATCAACAGTAAATTCAGTACCAATTAATTGAGCAGGAATACGCAATTTGGCAGCAAGACCTGCATCAACTTTAATTGATTCTTTCTTGTTTTTACTGTCGTTGATCTGATTGAAATAAGTTGAGCTATTAGCTTTAGTGCTTGATTGACCAACACTTTGATTAATAGCACCAACTAATTTTGCATATTCATCAGGAGCAAGATCAGTTTTTGCTGTTCTGTAAAATTTATCTAAGAATTCTAATTTTGGTGCAAGGCCAGCATAAGCCTCTGTCCATTTGTTAATTGCTATTCTTTCGTTTTTAAACGCAGCGTTATAAGTTGAACGACTTTCTTCTGCACTTCTCATAGCAAAAGTTTTGTCAATGTCAGAAGTGCTACCACCACGCTTGGAATATTCTTCAGGAGTAAGAGTGCGTTTTTGTTCAACATCAAAGTACGCTTGTGGTTGACCAAGGGCATTGACAGTTACTTGGATAATGTTGCCATTGTCCTTGGCATATTCTGTAGTGGTCTTTAATGCACCACCAGTAGCCAAATTAAAGGCAGTATCTTTTTGACCCATCATAAAAGCAATAAGTGCCTGACCATATAAAGGTTCTTGACTTACATTGCGTAAAGCATTGGCTGCGGCAATATTACGCTCACCATCAGTTTTTGCTTTACTAATAGGGTCAATAACTTTTGAAAAATTATTAGCTCTTTCCTGCATTTCTTGAGCAACTTTAAGAGTAGCATTGCCTTCGGCTGTATTAACACCCATTTGCTGGGCAGAATTAATCAAAGCTTGGGTATCACGAGTAGCTATAGCCGCATTTGCCCCATCTTTAATGGCGGCAGCATCTTTCAAAGCACTTGGATAAATCGTAACTGAAGAATTTTCAGTTGCTACAAATGGTTGTTTTTCAATAGTTTCTGCCATGATTGTTCCTTATCCCATCATTCCACCAGCAAACCCTTTAATGGCTTTGCCTACTTTTCCATAACCTTGCACTTGCTGATACTCATTACCAGTTGCCAACATTTGGTTGTATCCGGTTTGCGGTACAAATGGATTGAAATCTCGTTGTGTTTGTGGGTCTACAAATGAAGTTTCAACACCAGTATATTTATTATCAAGAATATCAGTACCAATATTTGTTGGAGGTGTTGTTAACACAGGTGGAGCAGCACTATCATAAACAGGGGTAGCTATGGCAGGTGTAAAAGGATTATCCCTTTGAACATTAGCATTAGGCATTACAGGTTGTGTTGCCGCATTAGGAGGAACAGAACCAGTAGGTGTGGCAGGATTGTTGTATGAAAATCCACCTGTTTGATTTGGTTTGACACCAAGTTTATCTAATGCTGCAATAGCACCTGATTGTTGTAACCCATACAAAACTAAACCTGTTTTTGCTGCTTTGCCAATTTCAGCCAAAGGGCTTTGCCCCATGTATCTGCGTGGATCGCCAAAACTTAAACCAAAAGGTGCATCTGTTGCCATGATTTTTCCTTAAATTCCAAAGCCTTTGCTGGAAGTCTGTTGACCTTGTGTGCCAGCAAAATTAGGAGTTGTAGAAGCTTGAGGTGTGCCAAAAACTACAGAAGCATATTTTGAGTAAAGATCCAATGGGGCATTGGAATAACCAATTCTTGCCGCACTTGCCCTATTAGCCGCATCAAGATTTGTTTGACCGCCTGACATAAGAGATGTAGCCGCAGCCGCTTTATTGGCTTGAACTCTTGCTCGTGCTTCAGCGGCAGCAGTAGATTGTCGTTGAGTATTTAAAGAAGACAAATTACGATCTGCCAAGGCCATGCGAGAAGAGCCTAAGCCACCTGCGGCTCCATACATAGCATTTTGACCTGCTAAAGATTCACGAGCAGCTTCACGACCCGTTTGCAAAGAAGCTTGAACTTGTTCTTCTTCATATTCTGGACTAAACAATGATTCCAAACCGGCCATTCCGGTAGTTAAGCCTCGAGTGCCAGCGGTTTGTTGTAAAGCACTACTTGCCCTAGCAAGATCATTTGCTTCACTAGCGGCTCCTGTTGCCCATGGCAAAGTATTGCCTAAAACAGACCCTGCTTGCGTAACAGTATTTTGATAAGCAGGAAGAAATGTTTTTTCTAAAGCATCAGTTTGTAGAGTAATAGCTCTCTGTTGCTCTGGAGTCATTTGTACCGATGAAGTACTTGAACCTTTTCCACCACCCATGATTACGCTCCTTTACCAGTTTGTCTAAACATTTGGCCCATGGCATTGTTTAAACCTTTGCCGCCCAAACCTTGACTTGATTGATTAACTTGATTATCCCATGGTTGCATAGTATTTGAATAGGCATTAGGCATACCTATTTTTGGCTGTCCACCTTGGGTAGGAAAGGTAATTTTACCTTGACCGCCACTTTTACCTTGGGGGCTACCCATAGGTCCGTCTTCTAACATTGGAGAGAATCCCACCAAGCCTTGTGATTGACCAGTACCCATGTCTTGCATGGTGCCCATGCCACTGTTTAAACCTTGGGGCATTTGATTGCCTTGAGGAAAACTAGGTTGTTCAACCTGTAACTGTTGAGTTTTAAGCAATTGTTCTTGTGGAGATTGCTCAATAGGGTTCATACCCATTTGCATAGCGGATAAACCCGCATTCTTTCCTGCCGGAGCAGAAGACTGCGATGGTTGAACTTGTGATGTAAAGCCGCCCATAATTTATCCTTGATCTCGTTCATTTGCAGTTTTGATATATAAACTATATAAAATTTGATATAGTTTTTTATCAGTAATAGTTTCACCAATTGGCATATCTGTATCAAGATCAAGAATTGGAAATGATGCGTTTTCATCATAAGTTTTTGCACAATATCCGCATCCAATTGACATTCTTCCAGATGAAAGATTAAAAACCTTTTCTTCTTTAAAAATAATTTCTGGAGTTTGATTTAAAGCATTATTAATAACAACGGAAAAGCATCGTTGATATTCAGTACCAGTTATATCAGTTTGATTATAATTTGCCATAATTTTCTTTAAATAACTAAAACCCAAATTATTCCATTACAGAAATACAAGTGATTATTAAACACACACAAACCGCCAGTTATAATTCCAGATGGAAGACTTGCAACTGGGTCAATGTATACAGTACCTCTTGTAGTACTTCCGTAAAATTCACCACCAAAACCAACACTAGATTGCCCATAAACACCGCAACCATTGTTTAGACCAGTACCGGTATTAATTCCTCTTAATGCAGGTGTAGGGGAAACACTATCAAAATCACCCGCTATGCCGCCAGTATAGTTTGAAGAATATATTTGACCAAGCGATGCATTAATACCCATCGTTGTTGAGCCACTTGAGTTATACCCAATTATTGCTTGAGCATAAGATGGACCACCCATCACAAGTCTTGCACCGGATGTGCCAGTTTGAATAACTCCACCAGTAATTGTCATGGCTGATCCATCCCATGTCATTGACGTAGTAGATGAGCCAATACTAAATTTGTATGTAGCAGAACTGTATCCAAGGAAAAATCCAGTGCCAGTATTGAAAGCAGTTTGACCGCCTTTAATATTTCCAGTAGTGCTAACTGTCAGAGTGTCCTGAACTGTTAATGCGCCAGTATTTACTGTAATTGCAGATAAAGTACCAACTTTTAAACTACTGATATATGGCGTAGTCCAAGAGGTTATATCGGTTACAGGATCATAGATACCATCAGATTGATACAAAGAATCAGTACTAGATGGGTTTGGATCAGCAGCGTTCCAACTAGCAGAAAATCCCCAAGTAAATGAAGATTGCCCACTAGATGGGAATGAAGCAATTCCAGAGGTAGTAATAGTTCCATTTACAGGGGCAGGATTGCCAGGCACACGGGCAAAACAAATCCTTGAAGAGGAACCATTGGCACCTTGGTCAACAAAAATTAATTGAATTTGCGCCACATTAGCTTGAGACACTACACCCGCACTGTTTTTATATCTAACAGGAACAAGCAATGAAGCAGGGGTGCCTGACATTGCAGTAGGTGTAGGCCACAAAGCATAACCACCACCATCAGTTGGCAAACCAATAGTTATTTGGTTATATGTAATGTCGCCGGTGCCTGTTGTGCTTGATCCACCAATACGCCAAGTGTTATTAACAAATGCAACATCTGCATCTGTGGCAGCAGAAACATATGTGGCTAATGCTCCACCAGCGGAAGCATACAGTCTTGGTTGCACACCAGTAAATGATGGTGTTAATGGATTGCCGGTTCTAACAACTTGCAAATTAGCAGGTTGAAAATAAGCTAAAAAAGATACGTTTCCAGTGGAAGATGTAATGATATCAAGGTCAATAGCCGATGTGCCAACAGTTGCATATCCCGTAGCGGGACTAGCAGCACCAACAAAAAACTGAATTTGTCTGCCACCATTGGTGATGTACCAAAGAAAATTAGTAGTTCCAAAACCACCACCGGCTACCTTAGACCAAATGTAATCGGCATAATTACTAGATTCAACAGAAGAATCACTATTGCTTAAACCATAGTAAAGACGATTTGTCGGACTGTCTCCAAAATTGACTGATCCATCAAAACTGTCAGCATATTTAACCGCCAAATAACGATATAAATAAGCAAGAACAATCCCACTAGGACCAGTAACCTGACCATTGTTAGGATCAGCCGCAATGTTAGACCCAAAATTAGCCAACAAATAATTAATGGCCTCAGAAATTTCTGATTTGGAGGGTTCATTCATTAGAGCGAATGGCATTAGAAAGCATCCTCAACAACAGTTGCTTGCCAATTCATTGCGCTTACTTTCCATGTATCTGTAGCATCATTAGATCCAAACTTAATGGAAATTGTGCGTACAGCATTTTGCTGAGTAGTAACCCATGGATTGTCAGTATCAATAATCACTGATGCTGTCTGGCCATAAGTAGGCGTTTGTTGAGTAGAGTTTGCTCCACCAACAGTAACATTAATCTTTCCTGTACCCGCCATCTCAGGCAACATACGATGCACATAAACTTTAGACGAATAAGGAACAGGTCCTTTTTCTGTCTGCAAAGAAATATTGTCTCTAGCAAACTCAGAATCAATTGCTCCTGAATTGATAAAAGAATTACCAGTGTTAGTCTCAATTAACTTAGAATTAGCCAGTGAACGAGCGTAAACAACAGCCCTAGAAGACAAGTTGTAGTAGTCTGGTGAGCTATCTATCCAACGAGGTCCTTCAGTGCCCATAACCGCATTGGCAATGTCTTTAGGAGCATTCCATATTTGTAAATCATACCTATAAGACAACATCTTGTTGCACCAACCAGTAGATGTTAAATCAGGGTAGTAAAGCTCAATTTGATTCTTTTTAGTGTTATTAACCATAAATATTCTGCCTGAATACAAAGGGTTCAAATTACTAAAGAAATAATCTTTTACTTTTTGGTTGCCAATAGATGAAAATTCCGATCCATTGAATACCCAAATATCACGAGCATCAACGCCATAAACACTTGAATCTGTATTTGTCCAACAATTATTGTTAAACAGGCCACGACCTTGGTTTAGCAGCCTGACACCAAAAATAGGTGCAGTTGTGTTTTGATAGGAAATAGGAGAGAAAACTATTGTGTCCCAATAGGAACATACATAGAAATTACCACCCAAAAAGAAGCCATCAATCAAAGGGCCACGAACAGGGACTTCTTGTTCATTGGCCACGTTAGATAGAGTAGGTTCCCATGTTGCAGGATAACCTTGATTAGCAAATGCTTGTGACCAACGTACTGTTGTTGGATAGTTATATTCTGTACCAGCAATAACTTTGGTTAAATTGCCAGAAATAAGAATATTTCCAACATTTGGTGAACAGTAATTTCTAACAAAAGCAGCACGAGTACTAGTTACTCCAATGTCATAGTTCCAAGAAGCATCAGGTGTTACTGTAATTTCATTGGCAGTAGGCAAAAAGTACATTGGGTTTTGTACTGTGTCATTGATAAAAAAGACACTTCCAACTGATGAAAAAGTAATGTTGACATCTTCTGTGTAACCAGCAATGTAAACTGAAGGATTAGCCCCCACGCCTGGCGTAATATTGGTTATGCCCGTAGAAGTAATCATCCACCATTTGCCGTGGTTAGATGCATTACGAGTGGCCACAACATATACCCAAGAGGTTTGTGAGCGAAAACCGCCTTCTACAAAAATAGGAGTATCGGTAATAGTAGAAGCAATCTCTTTTTCGCCAAAAATCTTTTTAATGGTACGAACATCTGCTTCAACATTCTTCCCGCTGTTGTACTCATTTGGACCTAGAGCGTTACTAGGCACATCAGGAGTAAAACTCATTGATGTAAATGGGGTACGGAGGCGGGAATAATCGCTCATGTCACTTCTTCCATCTGCGAAAGATTAGTCAATAGACGGGTGTCTGTAGGGTTGAATTCTAAAGCTTTCTTACAGAATTCGATAGCCTGTTCTTTTAACCCAAGCCTCCAAGCCGCAATGCTGGCGTAATCGTATGGTTTTTCAGTCCAAACGCTTGGATCCATTGTGTAAACAGCCTGTTTATCTTTAATATTTAAAGCTGAAAGGGCAGCACCATAGCTCTCAGGCCACATACTTAACCTGTAAGTTGCAGTGGCTAATTCACACCAAGGTTCACGGGTATCAGGAGCTTCAGCGCAAGCTAATCTGTACCACTTTAAACCTTGGTAAATCATTCCCAATTCTTCATGGGCTTTACCCAATAAACGCATGGCATAGCATCGTTCATTAGGCCAAGTAGCTTCAGGCATAGCTAGATAACGATTTAAAGCCTCTATAGCCTCTTGCCAACGGGAATAGAAGGTTAGCTCCCGTGCATGGTAAAAAGCGTTTCTAGGGCAGTGTGGGTCTTCTTTAATAGCCAATTCAAGCAATGGCATATATTGACCACGAGACTTGGTTGGATCAGGATGGTGGCTGACCAAAAGCATATCCGTATGGGCATAAATCTCTTGGATTCGGCCATCAGGACGGGGATATTCATGGACGGGGTGATGCCAATGGTATCCGTGGCGGTGGTGAATTTTCTCGTAAAAGAAAGATATTCCACTGCCCCAATCAAACTTGTATCTCAAACGAGTTGTTTCAGCAGTCCAGACCCGCTCAATCTCCTCCCGCCAACCTTCTTCCATAACCTCATCAAGGTCTAATGAGATACAGACATCAAAATCACGGGGAATCATCGCAAGGGCAGCATCCCTAGCTTTATCAAACCGCCAAGGGCTAATGCAAATATCATGCACTTTTGCGCCACATTCCAATGCTAGTTTTACAGTGTCATCAGTAGAGCCTGTATCTGCAATCAGAATCAAATCTGCATCTTTAGCTGAATCACAAAAACGTTGAACAAATTGCTCTTCGTTTTTTGATATGGCATATACGGCTATTTTCATTGCTATTCCTATGTTAGTTTATGGGGCATCAGGCCATGTAACAGTCCAAGGAAAACCGTTTTGAGTGGTAATGTCACGCAAGGCTTGGCGGTATGTTGCCCATACTGTTTTGTCAACAGGTGCATCAGCTACTTGTGTCCAATCACACCCAGCTAACTTAGAGTCACGAGTAGCACGAACATTCTTAGCCTGTTCAGCATCCTTAGAAGCCTTGTAATTAGCTTCATTCTCAGCCGCAGTAGTGACGTTGCCATCAGCGTCTTCTGTTTGAAAGAACGATGGGCCTAGATTCCACTTGGTGTACCACTTACCATCAATCTGTTCTACACCGCCATAGACTGAAGTTTGGTAAACAGTACCGCCAGTAGCTTGTGGGCCTTCAAAGACTACATCAGCACCCAAAGCCGTTAAGACTTCAGTTGTTGTTGCCTCCCATGATGGGCCACCATTGGCTTTTGTGTATGCACGAAATTCTGCTTCGTACATTACTGCGCCTGTTGATTGGATTCTGATTTGCATTTTAATTACCTCAAGCAATTGCTAAAAAGATGTATGTGCCAGCGTTTATATTGATTGCCGCCAAGATGGTTGAGTCTAGCGCAAAGCCTGTTGAAACTGTTGTGACAGAACCAAGAGTTGCAGATTCAGCGGCTGTGCTGTTTAAAAGCAAATACGGGTCTGTTAATACTGTCATGCCACGGGCTGTGTCGTAAACATACCACCCACCTGAAACGTCAGTACGTTTAATAAGAACAAATCTAGCCCCACCTGTAAAACCGCAATCAATGGTTTGGGTTGTTCCATTTCCTGTAAATGATCCTACTTTGGAAACACCAGCGCACGTTGCAAAGAGGTAAAAAACATACGTTCTAGCTGATCCGTTTGTTTCGTTCGCTGTTCCTACAGAAAACACTGAGGATGTCGGAGCAGTGCTATTCCAGAAATTGCTACCTGTAGCTACAGTATTTGTGTTATTTAACAGCAGATGTTTTGTCGGCCCCAGACTTGATACATAAACAGGCCAATCAGAAAGGTTTGATCTACTTTTTCCAATCATCAATTCAGGTACAACACCCAAATTATGCGTTTGAGTAGTGTTAGCTCCTGTGCCTGTATAGCAAACCACATCAAATACGGATGGCGCACGTTTAAAGAAATAATTTATGTAGTCCGTGGTGTTTGAGTTAAAACCACTGTTTGTTAACGTAATTCCATTTTGGTCAAACGATGTAAAAAATGGAGTGAAGTCGTTGTTTCCAGCAGTTCCAGTTGTGTTCATATAAACCGCAGAACCTTGCAACCTATCGTAAATAGTGTTGGGACTCCATGCAAGTTTTTGTCTGTCCATACGAATACCTGCATCAACAGTAAGTCCAGCAGAAATGCTTTTTGCAGCCGATGTTCCAGTATCTGTTACAGGCGCAAACACACTAGTTCCCACAGTAGGCACTGCCATTGGGCCTCTACGTATGGCTATGTAGATGTAGGTTTGACTTGACGCTAAATCTTGTACTGACTCAAAACCTGTCGCAGTTGGGAAAAAAGAATAAGTAGCATCTCCAAAACCGGCTATCTCAGCATTTGAGGTATTTGGCTGTAAAGCTGCTGTAACTGTTCTAGAAAAATTACGCATATTATCAATTACAAACCAATTTCCAGTATTAGAAGATGATTTTATCATCACCCACTGCGGCTCATACCCAAGGTTTACGGTTGCACTAGCAGAGCCATCAGTCGTAAAACTCCCACACGAAATCACATTGTCTGTACCAGTTAGGCCAAATCCCCCTGCGTCATGGGCAAAAATATACGCAACGTATGTACCACCAGAATCGTTAACAGTTGCATCAGTTCCTAAACTAAATACTGTGGATGTAGGTGTTGTGCTATTCCATCTTGTTGTACCAGTTGCTTTAGCTGCGTTAGTATTTAAAACAAGATATTCTGTGTTTGCTAATGAACGATGGTAAACCTGCCACGCTCCTGTTGTATCTGTGCGCTTTACCCAAATGCTACTAGGTACTGAACCTAGTGAATGGGCAATTGTTGTGTTAGAACCTGTCCCAGTATAGGTTAAAACATCAAAGAACTTTGGTTGCTTGCGGAATGTCCATGAGACGTAATTACGACCTGTACCATCTATATTAAACCAATTTGCTGTTCCTACTGTAAATCCATTTGTGTTGAAACTTGCCAAATCGTTACCAGCGTCAGAAACTGGAGTTTGCACATCAGTAGTTTGCGATGCTAAAGAAGTTCGCCCACGAACAGTATCAACTAAATAATGACTATATGGGTTTCCCCGATCTTTAAACCATATCATTCCACCTTTTGTGGACAAGTCAATACCATTAACAATGTTTTGTGTAGCGTCATTACCCGTATAAAGATAAGTTGAGAACACCTCCTCAATAAAGTTAGGCACAACAGGAACACCACCACCAAAGGCATCGTAACTAGCCGCACCAGAAGTTGCTTGTAATGGCATGGTTTAAGCCTTAAATTGTGTGTTGCTTGCCAAGACTGTGAAAGTAGCACTACCT